TCCTCGTGAAGCAGTTAATCTGTGTTCCTTACCATGCTCTGCGTATGTTACTTGTTTATTTTGAAGGTTAGGCAATGTCTGACCTGGAGCGTTTATTGCAAAACCAGCATATTTAGCTCTATTTCCTACATATAGGTCTTGACCCATTTTTGCTGTGGGTACTCTTGCGTTCTTAAATACTCTTTGTGTTCTCCAAGGAATCATAAAATAAGGTGTTTCTGGATTTCTTTTTCTCCTTGGTTTTACAGGAGTTTTGGATACGACCCAGTTTTCACCGAATGTTCCTGTCCACCATGGACCTTCAGCAGTTAAAGAATATACTATTTCCTTTGCCATCTGCTTTCTACCTTTTAAGATTAACTTTCTTAAGTCGGTAGGCATTTTTGATAGTGGTTTTCTACTAGGCATTGGCAGTAAAGTCGCAGCTAACGACTGTTAAAAAGTGAGTGTCTCCTTCTACAGTAACAGCAGTTGGTCCTTCTATTTCGGAAACTCTTGGACTTACTGCAAATTTATCTACATAAGTAGGACTATTTATAGATATTAGACCTGTTATTACGGATTGAGCGACAGCAGATGCGACAGCACTTCCACGATTAGGTGGGGTCATTATTCCACATCTAATTGACCCCGCATAATATGTTTGTGCTGCTCCCTGTGGTTGAGTAGTGGCTTGACTGAAATTAAGGTTTACCATCACATACTTTTTATCTCTACCTGGTGTGGAAAAAGGCATATTATCAAAAATTACGTTTACCGTTGGGTCGGTATCGTTTACTGATGTGAGGATTGCATTTTCAAATGCTGCTCTTGCTTTTACTAGACTCATTAGAAAATAACGTCAATACGGAACAGGTATTCCTGTCCTCCTTTTAGTGTGCGAATATCTGTTATCTTTGCTCCTCTTGTCGATCCAGAAAATGTAAGTGTTATTTCATCTTGAAGTAGAGGTTGGCTGTCGCCTATTAAATCAGGTGTTATGTATAGTCTTGCAATGTTTTCTTGAAAACCTGCTTCTTCATTTGACTGTACATACTCTATAGGAACTTTAATGTTGTAAGTTGTATCGACTGTATGAAACTCACCTGAGTCTGCGTCATAGCTAGATATACCCTTTCGTGTGTAAATAATTGATGAGTCTAATGAGTTCCCAAGTTGAGACACCACCTGTTTGGCTATCTTTTTTAACGCTGTGTCTAATTGTCCTGCCATTATCCTCTAACCACTCTCATCTGAAAAGTTCCTGCTCCACCTAGCATATACGCTCCAAGGTAGCTTTGCAGCCAAGGGTATTTATCCATAATATTATTTACAGTTCCAGTTCCCTGGCTAGTGGTGTTGTACTTGACTTGAATATCTCCTAGTTTTACTTCTTCTATATTCCCGTCTGTACCAGTATTACCTGTCATAGCATCTGTTTCGTTAGCTAAAGCTCTAGCTAATTCATATTGTGCATATTTAATATTATTTGGAATAGTGGAACAACTTAACTCAACTCTATCTACCTGATAATTAGTTCTTGGAAACTTTAATGCTTGATTTTCGTCACATCTATCTCCTTGAAATACAAAAGTATCAATCCATCTTGTAGCAGCTATTAATGATCTATTTTTCTGATCGTCTGTTTTATTAGTCCAAGTGCTTGAATCAGGTGC